GGTTTTAACTCAAAGAAGCGTTGTCCTGCTACTGTTTCAACGTACACGTTTCCGTACATGGGGTCTACTGCACCGCTTTCTGCAACAGATAGAAAAGGCCATTGTGGTTCTTGAGTTATAATATCAAAGTAAGCACGATTTACTGAGTCTTTAACATGTTGCTGTACACCTAGTGCGGCTCCAAAAGTTGTTGACGTTAAGGCAACTTCGTTGAGTTCACGCAAAAGCTCATTAGTTAGTTCAAGGTAAGTTGTTGCCATATCTTATTTCGCCTTTGATTCTGTTTTAGTGTCTGGTTTGTTAAAGATAGCATCCCAGTTATCGTCAAATTTCTTTTTGTTTTCAGGCTTATACCAACTTCCTGTATCGCCTAGTTTCTTTCCTTTCTTCTTGCCTTGCATCATTATAGGCTTTGAGTTACTTCCTAATATTGCCATAGTGTCCTCTTAAAGATCAGGGGGCTTTTACACCCCCGTCTCTAATTACTTACTTAGTCAATACCGTAGAACGCAGATACTAATGCTTCTGGGCGTAGAACCTTAGCGCCGTATACGTGCAGTCCACGACAGATGTCACCAAAGCTATCTGGGTCACGAAGGACTTCAGTGCTTGTGATGGTCTGTGCAGTTGCAGTAGAGCTAATGTGTCCACATACTACTTGACCTGCCGCGTTACTAGGAGCGGCTATGTTGTTAGACTTGTACATGTCAAATCCACGGAGTTTTCCAGAAGATACCAATCCATTGCGGATTCCACCTTGACCAGAATTGAAGTCAACAGACATCAACTTAGAGCTAGACTGAGATAGTTGCTCGTAAAAACTAGGTGGAGCTAAGAACCAACGACCTTCTTCTGGAATGCTTTGCTCGTCAAGTAGACGCGCCATGTGAGCCATTATATCAAGAGGGTCATGCTCGTTAGAACCAAAACCAAGATCCAAGTTACCAGTGCCGTCAAAAGTTCCTGCGGCTAGGTCAGTAGCATTGTCGCTACCAAGGATGTGGTTAGGGCTTGCCGCTGAAACTCCCGCAATAATCTTAGCAATTACGCCTTCGTCAAATGCGTCACGCAATGCGTAAGCGGCAGATGAAGATGCAACTTCTTTGAAATTTACGTGAGACATAGCTGTTTCAATATCATCAACTTTGAATTTAAATGCGTTAGCCACATCTACAATCAAGGTTGTTTCTACGTCAGTCAGTTTAGTCTGAGTTACGTCAGCACCACGCTCATACGTATATACAGTGATTTCTGGCTCTTTGATGATCTTTACAGAGTCACCGAAACCTGAGATTTCACCCGCATAGTCAGTGTTAGTAATTGCTTCAGCTACCGAAGCCTTTCGGAAGAAGTTAAGAACCTTCTTAGAAAAGATTGAGGGCATGAAGAAGCTGTTAGTTTGACCCGATACTGAGTTACCGAAGTTACCGTTCGTGTCTGTACCTTGCTCAAATAGAGCGTCTGAGGCATTATAAGCCATTGTGTGTTACTCCTAAAAAAAGACAATTATATTTAATCTACTATCCTGCCTTCCATTATAGCTTGGTCAATATCACTTTCGTATTTATCAAATTGAGCCATAGACAGTTTAGCGATTTCCCGTTGTGACCAAATCTTGGGTTCTTTAGCATCTATTTGTGTTGTCCGTGTGGACACCATATCTGCCGCTGAAGATTTGGGGGCTTGTGATTTCTTTGCCTTCTGCTTACTTCCAATCTTGATTCCATTTTCCATTTTATAAAGATCAATAGCTTTGACCGCTAGTGCAACATTGTCTGGGTTTTCATAGATCCAACCTTGAATTGCTTCAGGTTGTTCCTTAGCCCATTCGTGAAACTTTTCATCTCCGCGTATATCCTCAAAATCAGGATGTCGAGAACGTAGCGTAGACTCAGCTTCTTTACGTTGGATGTTTAATTCTCGTTCTTCAAGAACAGACATCTTGGTTTTTAAAGCTTGCATTTGTTGTTCACTCTGTAAGTGTGCAACAGTTTCTACTGTTTCATATAGATCAGGATACTGCTCTTTAAAGTTTTCAAGGTCTTCAGTTGACTTAGGCGGGGCATACGCAGGTTGCGTTTCAGTTGCCATCGCGGTAAGCTCTAATTCTTTCTGCTTAAAAGATGCTATCTTCTGATCGTAATGTTTTTTTAGATCATCGTATCGTTTTTTATAATTAGTTCTTCCTTTGGGTGCTTCCTCTTCTTGTTCAGGGGCCGCTTGACGGGTAGCCTGTGAGGGTTCTTCAAAGAAAAGCGTATCTGCTTTACCTCTACTTGGGGCATCTGGCGTGTGCCAAGCCTTCTTAGAGTTATACGGATTCGCAGTTGGTTCTTCAAGTTGTTCGTTTGCATTTGACATATTGATCACACTCCTTTTGGGGCTTGCTAGTCTTTCAAGGTGGCTATACTACTCGCGTTTGTAATATAGGGTCTTGATACTTCAAGGTGGCCTCTAGGTAAAAAAAATGATAAAGGGTTCAGCGAACTGAAGTGGCTTTATCGTATACTTGGCATTTGGTTAGCGGAGATCATTTGTTTCTTAACCTCTTCTTCACTATCATACGAATCCACATCGTCTTCGCTTGTTAGACCTCCAAATGCTTTCTTCATTAAACCACCGTCATAGGCTTTCTCAGCATCGTCCATCATAGTTTGTAGCTGATCAGCGCCCATTTGATCGGTAGCCTTCTTGGTGAAAACAAATTCACCATCCGATAACCTTGCGGGAATCGAATCTGATACTCCAGTTCCCGGCCCTTCTACAGAGCCTTCACCGGAAAATTCTCCTGCAACATCCATAACCTTGTCAAAGATGCTACCTAAACGCTCGTCAGTTTCTAGAACGCTCATTAAATATTCTTGTTCTTCTGTTTCTAAAGCTTCACCTAAAACAAATTCTAAGTAGTCGCTTTCCATTTCTGCATCTGGTAGTTGTGAGGCTTCTGCCTCTGCCATTTCATTTTCTGGGATGTTGTCGTAAGTATCTACTGGCATTCCTTCTTCCATTCCCATTTCGGGTGGAACAAGCATAGAGCCTTCAGCGTACTTCATCATGCCGCCGTCTGAATAGTCTTTACGTTTATTCATTTCACCGCCTTCCATTTTTCCTTCAAGCATTTCCGCTTCTGCATCCATTTTTTGAAACGCTTCGGCGCGGGTTTCTGAGCTAAAACTATTGTTAATATCAGCACGATGTTGAGCTACGTTTTTTAAAGCTTTAGGATTGCCTTTGTATTGTTGTTCGGCTGCGTCTAGGTCAGCGTTTAATTTTATAAACTTATCAACATCAGACATTTCAGCTTCACTACCTTCAACATAGCCTTGACGATCTAATAAGCCACCTTTATTTTTTTTGTCTAAAGGGTATTTTTCTACAAACTTTTTATATGCTTTTTCTCGTGCTTGCCTGTCAATCTTTTCTTCTTTTGGAAGATCTTTATAGTGAGATCCGGGGGGTTTGCGGGGGTAATATCCGGGATCTCTTTGTTGTAGTTTCTCCATTTCTGTAAAATGATCTGTTCCTGTTGCTTTGTTGTCCAGTAATCTTATATTAGAACCTTTAGGGCTATCTTTCGGTGGGGGTGCAGGCTTAGCAATCAAATTAGTTTCTAATTCTTTTTGCTGTTTTTTACTTAGTGGTGTGCCGTTAATTACGCTTTCCATTACTGCATGGCTCAATGTCCCCGGCTTCGGCTGGTGTCCCTTTTCGATTGTCGCTGGTGGAAGATCCAAGAATCCTTGCTTTAGAAGTTCTTTTAAAGTTGTCATTTTTTATTATCCTTCTTTCCGTTGTTTAGCTTCTTGCACCTGATCTTTTAGTTGCATTAAATTAACCAGAGAACTCACTTTCCCCTGCTTGCGGAACATTTCCAGTTCCAATGTTGCCACCGCCAGTCCCTGTAACTCCAAGGTCTTGAGGTTGCTGAGATGCTCCTTCAGCGCCTCCCATAGCTCCTTGTTGCTCGTCAGGGGCGACAGCCGCGCTGCCATTTCCTTGTCCAACATTTTGCGCTCCTATGATTTGGGCCATGATTGCAGCCTCTTCGGGATCGTTCAGGATCTCATCTGGGTCTAAGTCTAGACTGTAAGCAAGCTCACTAACGATTTTAGAGATTTTAACAAACGGAGCAATCGCAGGGTTTTGAGCGGTCTGAAGGAACATAGTTAAGCGTTGACTACGGACTTCTTTTTGCATAAGACTGTTTGTACCCATTGCATTTATTTCTAAATCACCTTGGATATTTAACTCGCCTTCAAAGAACTGCATGTTCCACTGGTAATACGCTCTGCCTAATGGCTTTAATAAAAAGTCATCTACATTCTTTATTACTGTTTTAATATTTAAAGATGCTGCACCTAACAACATAGACATACCTGACGCTGTACGAGTCATGCTCTGAACGCCTGTCTGCCCGTGTGAGTAACTTGGTATGCCTGTCTGCTCATCAGCAAGCTGACGGAACTTGTCAAACATTTGTAAGTTTTCTTGAGTTGTATTAGGAAACTTTAAACCGTGTATAGCTTGGCCCTGCATTCCTGCTTGTCTGCGGAACACTTTTCCGGGATATATTTCCATTGACTGTCCACCAACCAAGGCAGACTCATCTACATCGAAAACTATAGAACCTGACAACGCTAAGTTGTCGATTGCCATACGTGCATGACCGTTCATTATCTGTTGAGAATCGTCCATATTTTCAGCAACGCCAATACCGAAGAAAGAGTAAGGATTACGCTCGTAAGGAAAGGCATTGTAGGGGAGTCTGTACGGAGTAAAAGGATTAATAACCCCACGTAACAACTTACCATTACTAATCCATGCATTAACTTGTACTTCATCTAAATCATCAACCTCATCAGGGATATCCATGCCTGCTTCTCTTGCGTATTGAGCATCCATAACTCCCCAGTATTCTAAAACTTCAAAAAGACCAGCACCATATTCTTCACCGCGATGATCATCTTTTAATTCAGACTCGTAGTCTTTTTCAACATAATTTGAACCCATTGTTAAACAAGCGCGGATCTGTTCTTTGTTAAAGTGCGGTAGCTTTGCTAGACTTCTAAGCTGTGACTTGTTCATTTTGTGACGATGGAATGCATATTCACAATCATCAATTGTTGTTGCATTAGGATCAGGAAAGAAATCCCAAATAGAAACAAACTCAATACGCGGAACACGTACAGAAAGCGGATTATACATTCTTTCGCCTGTCTCTTCGTCTTTGTCCCAGCGGTTAAGCGTTTTATTGTAGTTGAACGGGCCTTTAACTACGCCAGTTCCAAATAAAGCTGATTCAAATAAAGCGTTACGTAATTCTGAAGACCCGTTAGACTCCTCAATTTGATCATGTATAAGTTTTTCCATCAGCCGCGCTGAGTTTTTAGCAGGTGACATTTCAGGAACTTGTGGGTCTGAACTAGGGCCAGCTATAATCTGTGCATCATTTTCTTTAAGGGCTTGTTCAAATGCAGATTCACCTGCTGAAAAAGTTGCTCCAGCCTTTAATACTTTTCCGTCACCTTCATAGCCAACATCAAACGGATTAACTACTTCTTGTTCTTGTTCTGTTTCTTCTGGAAGTTCGGGCAGGCTTGATTCGATGCTTGGAGCCATATCTAAATGACTATAAGTTGGGAC